GTTCACACGGTTTGATGTAATGGCACCGCCTCCAACCATGCCGTCATCTTTGGCAGCAAAAGGAGTATTATACCCATTATAACTAGCCAACTTGATAACTCCAGAACCTGTTGTATAAGTTGATGTAGACAACGTCTCAGTATTAAGTGTGCTAGTCGAGCGCATTACTGAAACATCATCAACACCAATGGAAGCAGGACTATTAAGGGCTAATGACCAATTGTATGAACCTCGGTACCCACAGTACGCATAAGTAACCCACGCTAAAGGGGTCATTCTGCAGAAAGTGAAACCGGATGCTCCGGCTGCGGCCACAACATTAGAAGCATTTGCTGGACTAGCTGCATTATACCCTGGCACAGCTGGAAACCGCTTAAATACTGTGTATAATACGCGATTCCCAGCCACCGCATCATCAGTAGCTGTACGAGTTTGATATAAAGTATGCCTATGAAGTAAGGACCTCAATGATGAGACACACTCACCCATATTCACAGAATATCGCTCAGGTAAAATGTCAGCACGAGTACCAATTACCATCTCAGTGGCTTTAATATCAGTAGAATCCTCACCTTGCAAGTTAAACATGGTGGGATAACTACGAGCGCTATTGCCCTGAAGACTAGTGGAGGGTGCAGCATACTCAAAATTATCACCGCCTGATACAAAGAACAAGAGGTTGACAACTGAGGATGCTGGCGCCGTAAGAGTGTTCAACACACGAATAGACAGAGTACCATTGTCAAAAGCAGATCGAGGAGCTAACGCTCCACCAGGTGTCCAATTGTCATCGGTTTCCGTATCATTCTTATCAATGCTTTTCCAACCCTCTGGCTGATGATACGGGATAGTAAATACAACATCGTCGTGTTCCCCTATATCAAGAATCTGCGTATAAACCACATTCTCTGGCGGATCTGTGGCAGAAATATCCGCCACAGGATCATACGAAATCTTCAGACGACCCTTATGGAATTTGGTGCAAACCACCTTAACTCGTACTCGGATATCACCTCGCCAATAATTAAAAAGGCGACCAAAGTACGATAATGGTACTTGATAAGATCGATGACCTACGGTAGCAGACAAGCTATTCAAAATAGGAATATTAGAGTCCAGATTAGGATTAACTCTCATATTGAAAATTTGTGTGCCAGCGGTATCAGTAGTACTCCATGAAGTTGCTCCAAAATAGCTTTCTTTCTTTTTCAGATAGCTAATAGCTAACTCATCTTCACTTCCTAAACTATGAAAAGAACTATCAATAGATAACTCTTGTTTAGGATCAACAGTGAGTTTTTGAATGGGCTGGCCAATTTGGGTACTAGCCAAATGAGGAGCAATATTCGGTACTAGTGCGTGTACATCAGCAATAACGGGTACATTTGTGTAACCGAATAAAGAGGCCATCTTACTTATGGCCCCCGCACCTATTTCTGTGGCTCGAGCAAATCGCCCAATCACTGGGATTTTGGTTAGTGCTCCTGCCGCAGCTGCAATGGCTGATGCCGGTAGCGAAATGGGTCCATCACCATACTCGTCGCCTTGCAGCGAGAGTTTAAGTGTGGAACCCATCAACTGAACGTCTGTCATCCAGGCATAGGTTCTCAAAGTAACAGCCGTAGATCCTCCGGACACAGCTAAGCGCAGTGGTGCATATACTACGGGTTGAATACTACCCATAGTAGCGACCTCTGACGCTGTAGTGATGTCCAACCAATTCTTAAGATAAAAGAATGGCAGGGTCATCTGACCGCCAGCATTAGCTTGAGGGTGCAAAAACACACCCGGGACCTGAGAGTACGGAATAAGCAAGGGCAAGGCCGACACAACATTTGTGCGAATCTTACCTGCACTCGCGTAAGGGAAGTAGCAATATCGTACTGCCCCATATTGGAATGGTGTGCCGTTAACGAGGATCTTAATATGTAAGTTACCCCGCAAATAGGCAAAATTATCCAATTTCTTCCTAATAGCTGCCGAAGATAGAAAAAGAGTCCAAGGATCAAAGGATGACCCTAGATTCCCTGTCACATCAGCCGTACTCCAGGAAGCAGTATGAATAAGAGTGGGACGCGCGAAAAAGCGCCCCAATGTCAAATCATCAGTATCATCCACACGAGCTACCGGATTATCCGTAGTAGGTAACACCAAAGTATCACCCGCTGCATTATCAATGAAACGAACAGTTTCACTCTCAATGACAGCGGCTTCAACCTCAGTTCCAGTAGCCACAATGCTACCTTGAGTAACCTCTTCGGATTGCAAGGAGAATTTATTACTCCAGTATAAAGGTGTCTCCACCACCTCGATACTGGGTGAGATATTTCTGGCAACCTCACCAACACATAGTTCATAAATCTGTATATTTTTCTGTGACTTTGTGTTTAAACAGATATGAACTGCCAAATCCAAATCTGCGCCCTAGCATGATGATTCCCAGAACTGATCTTTCAGTTCCTGCCAGGTGGGAAGTGGGGTTTCTCCTACATAAGCTGAGTAGGGGAAACTAGTTACGTGCTTCATAAAGAAAGCACGTTTGGCTTCGAAAATCTCCTTGCCGTACCAGAAATACTCTCGCACAGCAGATTGGATTACTGCAACCATTTGCTCTTCTGGGCAAATAGTACCTGAAGGTACCCAGCACATCAGAGACTTACGAATAGAATCCTCATCAAGCGGGCATACGTATGCCCCAATATCCTCATCATACCGCCATTGTCGCTTAAGAAAAGCGATCTTGTCGATATGAATGTATGGTACAGATTCAGATTCTTTATCCGCCATTGTGTAAACCACACCAATTTTATCAAGCTCAGCTTGAATAGCAGTGTGGTTAAAAAGCGGAACATTCAAAGAAACTCCCATAGCATTATCATCACCATAGGTCATGAGCGCCACCTCTTTTTTGAAAGTGGCAACATCATATCCCAGACTGGCATACGCATAACGCATATACAGACCATTCACAATGGAATTGATAATGACAGTTAGTGGGTGCCCTGAAGGATTAGTTCCATAGAACATGACAAGCTCACCGCGAATATTCATCACGGGATAAGCCACATCCGTAGCTATTCCCATAATCATTCGATAGTTTCTGTCGTCATGCCCAGCTAGCGAGTGTAATTCGGCGATAATCCAATAAGCAGCCATGATGAAATCAGCTATCATGTGCTTATCAAACTTCGAGTAATCACCCGCAACAATTCGATCTGGTCCAAACTGCGTCAAATGCTCACGCAGCTGTTGCCACTCAATAGATTGGCACACAGTTCCTGGTCCTGCTTCAAAAACGAGCTTGTTGTCCTGTACCAACTTCACAAAAGAAAGTAAAGTTTTCCGAACAACCAACGACCAATGCACTGGTCCGCCTGCAAAAAGGCGAGTTTTAGAGGCTTCCCGCTTAGCAAATGTCACAGGTTCATCCTTAAGATGGCCCATAAACACTGGATAAGCGCGTCGTCCTTCAACATATGCGCTTTCAACATCACGCACCTTGGCCCAGATATCCTCTGGGAAATCAACTCCCTGAGGATATTTATCCGTTGAGATGCGGTCCAAATATTGCTTCTTTGTTTTGTTCCACGGAAAACCCATCGAACTGTTCGTATTGATCTTATCAACGAAACGAACGCCTGGCAATCCATTTACAGCCGCAATATCTGAAAGTTCCACTAATTGAGATTCCCATCCAGATGGCAGGTTGGCAATGATGTCCTTAAGATAAGCTTGCTTACAAGCTTTAAGGATATCGCGGTCATAGTTAACCTTTGGCACAACCATTTCTTTAACATTGTTCCTAATAGGTAGCCAACCCTCCATGTCAGGTTTCGTATAATTACAATCCTGACCATAGTGAGCTTCCATCTCCGCACGTAACGGTGTCGAAGTAACTCGCGATTTCGGTTTTGGAAGGAAACCTGGTAATCTACCGAAAAATTCAGCGGAACCATCCTCGATGAAACGGAAAACGCTCTTCGAATGAGGAGACACTAATTGAACGTCATCTTGAAGCGATAGCAGTGGAACGCCATCACTTGCGAT